TTCGGTCATCGTTTATACCAAATTGCAAGGCTAATTTCTCTGCTTCTCTCTGGGTATTCGCAAACGCATCACCCAAATCTTCATATACTGTTGCTGCCTGTTGAACGGTTTGTATGCCGTTAACATCTACGTCTATTTTTACTGCTGTTTCTATTGCCATTTTTTTAATTTGTTATTACCCAATATTGAGTGCCATCTGATACAACTTGATCAAAGCTATTTTTTGCATTTCTTGTAAGTGTGGTGTTGTCATCTAAAAGTATAGAGCCATCTCCTGCGTTTATTGTTACCGAGTGACTGCTTTGAGTCTTTTTGATAGTGTACATTTTTCCGCTATTTGCTGCAGTTGGTGTTGGAAGCGTTACTGTAATTGATGCGTTATTTGTGTCGCACAAGATTAACCAATCTTCAGAAGTAGCCAAATAAGGGCTATCAGCGTCTGTGATGCTCGTAACTTTACCTCCTGACATCCAACTACCTAAGCATGGATAGTTTTCGATGTACAACCTCTCTGTGTAAGGCACGTTGTACTCGTTGCATCTTAATGCAGTCACGTTTTCGTAGTTATCGGGAATGACTACACGCTCTGAACTTGTAACTACATTGTGACTACCGCCTATAGCATTTAGATTTCCTACTACTACGTTTTCTCCGCCTCTTCCTGTGTTATTTCCGACGTATACTCCGCGAGTTGAAGAGCCTGTACTATTGGTCTTATTGCCAAATGGAATGAGTTCTGCTCCGCCCCCAGAGTTAATAGCATCTGAAAAGCCTAATTGCTTTTTTGTGCGTGAAAATGGAGGATAGTATTTAGCCAGTAAAAACTCACACTCGTAAACATCGTCAACTAAAGGGTTGTAATCAGTAACCGTTTGAAGTCTCCAATATTGCCCCTCAAAGAAATAAAGGTTTGACATCTTCATTGTCTGCCAATCTTTAGGAGTTATTCTGAAATACCCTTTAAATATCTTTGAATCCCTATCTGCTATTTCTGTGAGTGTTTTGTAGTAGTATAAATTTACAAGATTCTGATTTGTATACTCAATTCCTAACTTGGTGTCGACATAAATAGGCATTCCGAAATTAAGATCAAAATTCATGTCTGCCGTATCGTCAATGTGCAGCGTCATTGGATACTTATTGATGATGTCTCCTGGTGTTTTACCGCCTGTGTTGTAGAGATAGTAAAAAGGCACAGTTACCGCACCATAGAAATAAAGGACTCTCAGTTCACCTATTTGACCATCGGGCGTAGTGCACATCGAATAGAACCTTCGTGTACCAAAGTCCTCAGTCATCATAGTGGGTACGAATGAAACCTCTATCTTTTTCTCTTGCTTTACAAAGTCATTATCTATTCTGTAGGTGCGTTCACCGTAGATTTGTTCTGTCTGCGTCTTGTAAATACTATTCTCTTCGTCTTTGCCTTCTTTGTAAGTGAACTTGTAAGGGTTGCCTTGTAAGTCTCCGTAAGGTACAATCTCATAAGGTTGTGAATAATCTAACTTTTGGGAATAGTCAACTGAACCTGAGTAAAAGTCATCTCTTGGAACAATTCTTAAAGTCTTTGAATCAAGTGTTGGCTCAATATATAGGTTAAACATCTTGATGAAATTCGTCAAGAGTTCTGTTTGAGTGTAATCACCTACAAAGAAACTTTCAAAAGGAACTATTTTATTATAAAAAAGGTTAGTTGAAGTGCTTAAATTGTACCAATAAGTGCCATTATTTACACTTAATGATGGCTGAAATATCAAACCTCCTGTTGACGGATCTTCAACATAGCAACCTGTAAACTTTATTTCTACTTGTTTTCCATCAATTACATTTGCCGCACCCACTCCTGTGTCATCAAATACAACCTGATTAGATAAAACTTTTGATAAAATCTGAATTTGAGAAGTATATACTCCATCTACAACAACTGCAAAGTTTGCCCAAGCTGCTGAATCGTCTGCAATAGTTATATTAAATGAAGCGTCTAAATACAAATAAAATTCATAACGTGCTGATGCAGGAGCGGTGTATTTGTAAGTTGATGGATTGTAATTATTACCGTTGTCAAAATTGCCTCCTGTTGAATCGTTAGAAGCTGGTAATGTATCTCCTAAAACATTTTGTCCTGTGGTGTCTAAAGTAGTAGCACCTGTAACCTGAGCACGAAACATTCTATCAGTTACGTCAGCGTCACTTACCTTAAAACCATAGTTTGTGTAAGGTATAATTAGGTTCTTAAATCTTACGCTATTGAAAAAAGAATCTCCTGTATATGAATAGCCTTGATTTTCAAATATCTTGTCTACTACGGTCTTTGCATACAGACAAGGAGTATGGTCAGCGACAGACCACTCGTTAGAGTTATATCCTTTAGTTTCCCTTTTTGGAAACATTTGAGAATAAACATAGCCTCTACCTTTTTCAAATGTCACTCCAGTTCCGTCAACTATAATCTCTGTGTCCCAACTATTGATGACATTGGTTCTATTTAAAACGTGGTTGTACTCAGAGAAATCAAGGTCAGATAGTTTAAGGTCTTTGATGTTTGTGAATAGGTCAGCAGTCTCACCATGAACCGTACACACATACTCAATATCATTTGTCCCTTTTACAGTTACCTCTGTCAATCTCAGAAAGCCTCTGAGTTGCTCCATGCCGTTTGCAATGATTGTGCATTGAGCCTTCTTGTTTACCTTGAAATCAGATATCTGCTGAATGTTTCCGCCTATGGTTGACTTACCAACTTCAAAGAAAGCGTTAAAGAACTTGTTGTTTACTTTAGTACCGGGAAGAGTAAAACTTTTTGACCAATCACTTTTTCTTTTCTCAGGCTCTCTTATGTCAGCTATTTGGCGAGTGATTAGAATCTGTAAGTCTCCGCCTACCTCTAACTGTAGACCTTCCGCTATTATTTCTATCATCTGCGTTGTGATTTGTCCATTGCACTTACTTCAACTTCTAAGGTCAAGTTAAACACCTTGTCGTTGACGTGGTATTTACGCTCATATTCACTTGTTCTTATATTGACCGCTTTTAAAGTGCCGTCATACATCCACACATAAGGACTTCCTATTAACTCTTTGAGCCAGTCTGCCTCAGCCTCTGTAATAAAGTTAGAGTTTAAAGTAAATCGAGTAATTTCGTCTGTGTAGTAATCAGTTTTCCAATGGCTTTCTGAGTCGTAAGTGTAAGTGATTGCCGTATTGTCTAAAGTGTATGGATTTCGATTGTAAGACTTTCGATTGTAATTTACGCTCTGTCGTCTCAGCATATCAAATCGGAATGATTCAACACCGCCCAATCGATTTAAAAAGTATAAATCTACGTTGGCGTACTTGCTACATCGGTCATCAATGGTAATTGTGTACGGACTGCCTACGGTAGTTCCTGCTGAATTCTTAGGAGTGATAGTGTAGGACTTTGTTCCAATAGGTATGCCACCTGGTATGTTTGCCCCAATCGGAAAACGAGTAATGTCCTGAGCCGTGCCAGTGATAGTCGTAGAACCACTTGGACTAAAAACAACATCCAAACTATTAAGTACACCAGCGTGAAGAGCGTAGAGCCAATCTTTTTGATCAATGTGAATTCTTTTATTTAGGTTATGCGTCAAGAAGTTTGCAGTTGAGCCTGTTGCCATTCTGTAGTCAGACTCAGCGTAGTTCATTAACTCTTCAGGACTTAATGCAGCGTTCCAAACTTTTCTAACAGATTCGTTAGTTACTCCTGTAGATAACACTATCGGAGAAGTTGCCCCTGTGCTATACTCGTAGCCAAACTTTGAAGTATAAGCAAAAACTGAATTATTGCAGCCACTTGCTGCACTATCGTTGTAGTCCCAATCGTAGCTAACATAGTTTTCAAGGACACGACCAATGTTAAAAACGCCCTTGTTATTACTATTGTAGTAAATAGGTGCTTTGAGCATTGTGATAGAAAACGGTGTGCCTCCACCGTAGTCCTGAATCACGCAGTTAAATCTAAAGTTGAACTGAGAATATGTACCTGAGGCAGACTCTGAAACGACATAAATGTTGTCGTTGTATGCAGGAAGAAAACTTGTGCCTGATGTTGGTTGGTGCTTGAAACTTAAAGCCATCTATACTTAAATAATTTTTACGGCAAAGTGTCCCAAATCAAAGCAATTCATTTAGACAAGCACAAACATAAGATTCAAAACCTTGTTGTGCTGCCTTTTCAAGTCTCTTCTGTTGTTGTCGTTTTACCGTTATATGGAACGAAAGAGTGTTCAAAAACTCCTTTAATGACAAGTTAAGAATGATATCCCATTCATTTCTCTTGCCTCCTGCTAATCGGTCAATGAGTCCAAGCCATCCGAAAGCATCTCCTTCATCTTCGCTTCCTTCTCCTTCAAATAAGTTAGGGTAGCCTCTAATAACTTCGGATAAAGTTGAGAAAAAAAAACCGCATAATTGTAGAAGTTCACCAATGGCAAATCTGCAAAGTCTTTGACTTTCTGTTCATAGTCATCTTCTTTCCTTTGCCCCAAGATATTTATTCGATATGACAAACAAGCTATTATCTCAGGCAGCACTTCAATAGTGTCTTTCTTCATTAACTCCTGCAATTCGATGAAATGGTGAGCCTTCATTTCCTTTGCAGTCTTAACGAGTCTATATCGTTTGCCTTTGTGCTTAAAGGTAAACTTTAATTTGCTTTTAGGTATCTCCTGAAGAAATGTCAAGTCTATTGACTTTAATTTGTCAAGTGTCCATTGCTCTACTTCTTCGTAGGGCGTTTCTGTGAGAATAGATACAACCCATGCAGTACGTTCAATAGCGTTGCAGTTCTTGTCTATCTCGTTGATCTCTTGTAGTTTTTTGATTGTAATATTGTTCCAGTTAAGCATAAAAAAATAATCCTTTCTTGTTATGTTGTTTGCAATCCCACGCCAACGCCAACGACATTACGCAGTCATCGTGCAGTCCTTGTGGTGCGGTGTATTTTACTCCTGTTCGGGAATATTCAAATTCAAAGTTACGCATTTCATCAGCAATGTTCCCGTCAGGGAATCCTATTTGTCTCTGTTGTACTGCCATCACCAAGCCTTCAATCAGTTGTTGTTTGCTCTGAGATGTAAATTTAAAGCCTACTACTCTTGGGTGCTTTCTTTGTAATTGCTCAACGATTGGATCACCAACACCAGTAGAGTCTAAATAAGTCGGAGTGTTTCCGATTAAGTTACTAATCTTTGTCATAGTCTGTGACCAATCCATTTGAAACCTCTCAAAGTGACATACATTGCCTTGTTCATTTAGTCCTATGATAACCGTCCAATCCGTATATTTTGCTAAGTCAATGCCGTATGCCGTAACTATACCCGATTGGGTAGGAATTATACAGTTTTCTATATTATCGTACCCGAAAGGGTTTGAATTGTCATCAGCAGGTTCAGCAAGGTATAGTTCTTTGAAAACGTAGTCAGGTAGGTCACGCTTTGCCTGTTCTATTTCTTCTACATCTAAGATGCCTTCTTTTGCTGCATCGTAAGCGGTAATTTTAAAATACTCTAAATTTGGTTCGCCTCCTTTGGCTTTCTCACCTAACTTGTAAAACCAATTCTTTTTTCCTTTGACGTTACCGATTAGTTTGCACTTGCCTTTGGTTGCCGTCAACGTAGAACGTAAAGCAAACCAGGATTCCTCTCTTGCTCTACTTGCCTCGTCAAATACTGCTGCATAGACATCGTCACCGTATAAGTTATCAGGTTTCTCTGCAGACTTAAACTCTATCCGTGAGCCTATCGGAGTAGTCAAGACAAGTTTAGATTCATTGCTCTGGAAGAAGTCACGAGAATTCACCTGTGCTTTCATTCTTCTAAATGCAATCTCTGCTTGTTGGTATACAGGAGCAACCCACCACACCGCTTGGTTTTCTTTTAATGCCAAACTCTGTTCAAACAACCAAATTATATGAGATGCAGTTTTTCCTGTCTTAGTACTCGCTGCTGTTATCGTGTAACGTGCAGGACTATCCAAGATGGCTTTCTGATAACTCGTTAAAAATGGTCGCTTGTAGTTTATTTGCATATCATCTTGTTGGGTTCACCGAATTGATACCATTTCGTTGATGTCACCGTTATGGTCTACACACTTTCTGTAACAAATCTATTCTTTTTTTGTTAATCTCTTGTATGTTGTGATTCTCGTTGCAGTAGTTGTAGTTTATCAATCCTACTTCTTTACTCTTACCACTTTGAATGAGCTGGGTTAACGGTGTAGTCCAATCGTTGTTTTGCACAAAGAAAACTCCTAAGTTACTTTTGTGGTTCGTGTATGGCTCTACACTTGAAACTAAAATAGGTCGCTTGTACGCAGCAGCCTCAACGATTTTCAACTCTGATTTGTATCGGTTAAATGTCTGAGCCGTCAACGGTGCTAAACAGATGTCAATCTCAGAATAAATCTCAGCGTATTTATCAGGTGTTGTACCTACTCTTGTTTCAAACCAACTTGGGCGGTTCTTTTGGCTTTCTCCTGTTATGGCTTTCTCCATCTCTGCCCACATTCTACTATTCTCGTGGTGTCCACCCATTATAAAGCGATAGCCGTATTTCTCACAAATAGGTCTAATTTGATTTGTAAGCAACTTTATATCTTCAACGTGACTTATTCCACCAACCCAACCAATCGTTGGTGTATGGTCTTTATTCACGTTCCATTGAGCCTGTGTAAAGTCTACTGCGTTTTCAGCAATGGTAATGTTGTCGCCTTTGTAAAACTCCTTTATCTTTTCAGCAAGTTGTGGAGTCGTAACCTGAACGCCATCAGCATAGGTTAAAGCATTCTTAACCCCATCTTTAATGTACGCACGATAAAACTTATACGCTGGGTTGTACTTCGGAAGTACCCAGTAGTCGTCAAGGTCAACGATGTAAGGCACTTTGTACTTTGCAAGTAATGGAAGTATGTTGTACTGATAGCGTCCTAACCAACGATTAAATATAACGCAATCGTATTGCTGATAATCGAGGTTTAGCCAATCTTCGTGGTTCAGACTTACATCTACGGTAATGTCGTGATCTTGCTGCAAACGAAGATAAGGCGTATACAATCGGTGGAAAGATACGCCGTTCGCTCCGTCAAGTAGACAAATTACTCTCATTAAAAGGGTGCTTTTGGCTTTGGCACTGCAACAGAGTGAGTAGCTTTACTCTTCTCGTTCTGCGCTTTCAATTTTTGTACACGCAAACGTACATCACCGTATTTGTTTACTTCTAATTTGCCGCTTTTAATTGCGTCGTTTAGTTTCTCGATGTTGATGCTGACGTTTAAGCCGTAGTCATCAGACCAGGCACTACCTAAGTAAGTTGTTTCCATTTCGTTTAAAATATTCGTTTATAATTGTGTCAAGTGCTATTCCTATTTGTGTTGGGTTGGGCATTTCTATATCTTCGCCTCGTCTCCAATCGTTGTAGTAGATGAGTAGAATGATTGCTTCTTTTTCGGTCATTAGTCCAAGTTTAGTGTTACGTTTATTACTTTTGCTTCTACTGTAGCCTCTACTGATTCCTTTGGTTTGCCGTATACTCGTGATAGCAAAGTGTCCATTGAATAAAGTGAGCCTTTCTCGTAGCTCTTTATTATAGCCTTTGCAACGGTCTTTTCAAGCATAGTTGCCTCATCGTTTTTTAGCACGTCTTTTATTTGCTTTTCGTCCATTGACATAATGACCTGAATAGAATCGTTAACCTGAGAAAGTGAGTAGCCGTTCTCTTTCATTAAGGTAGTAAACTTTTTAGGTCTTCCGTTAGGGTTGTTTGTCTCTCCTTTTTCGGGTACTTTTAAAGTCCCTCCGTTTCTGCCTTGAATCTCTTTCATTACTTTGTACTTACTTTGTAATTACAGATTTATCCCTCTTTCAAAAAGCATCTGCCTTAGTTGCTCTCTTGTGTCTTCAAGTAAGGCATATTCATTCGGTTCAAGTTCGCTATACTTGATTTTCTGACGTAGAAACTCATCGATTTCGCATAGCACACAAAAGTAGTCAAATCCTTTGTTAGCGAAGTTATATTGCTCCTGATCATCAGGTAGTTCAAATTCTATTGTTGCTTTCATTTTCTTTCGTTCATTTTAACTTGATGTACTACTTTCATCATGACTTTGTGTTCTTTCTTGTCGCCTAATTCCATGTGACACTTTCTGCATAGTGCTTGTAGGTTTTCTATTGTATCTTTTGTTTTGCTGCCGCCCATTCCTCTTGCTTCGATGTGATGAATATCATTAGCGGTTTGTCCGCACATCTCACAGGCAATCCAACTGCTTTGATCGTAACCGAAATAGTCTAAGTATGTCTTAACGTGCTTTTTCATCTAAAAAAATATCAAAGAGTAAATCTGTTGGTACTTGTGACATTCCTTTGCTTTCTGAACACCAATAGTAAATAAAGTCGTGTTCATCGCAGCATGTCCAATGATTCTCTGCAATCCATTCAGCAAATTTAATTTCAAACAACATAATGTACTATTAGTTCATTTTTTTCTTAAATAATAAACTCCACTTTGTAGGCTTTGACATCTCCAGTAATAGAGTGAAGCCGCATTGCTCAAATAAGTGTACCCAATGTGCTACAGGCTTGATGTTGATGTGTCCCCATTCTTTATCGAAATTAGAATAGTGAGGCGTAGATGAAAAATGAAAGTAATTACATTTGAGGTTGGCTAAGAAAGGCTTTAACTTGTCATCTTCAATATGCTCCATTACTTCTATGCACGAAACAAAGTCTGCCTTTATTTTCTTAGTTGTAAAATCACAGATATGATATTCATCGGCAACGTCACGAGAGTGGGCATATTCGTAGTGATGCTCATTCAGGTCGTAGTAAATAGTCTTGATGCCTTTCTTCTTCATTGCTAAACAATAAGCACCTACTCCACCGCCTAAGTCTGTGTGTGTTTTAATATCTAACAGAGTTGTGATTTCATTTACAACATCGTCATACATATTTACGAATGATGGGTTATCTAAATGGATGCCGTTACGCATCTCGTAGTCAAAGCATTGCTGATTATTCCAAGTTCCTCCGAATGAGTTCATATTCTCTTAAAAGTTGTTTTGTTGTTTTTGTTTCTTTGCCATTGCTCCAATAACTAACACCTCTCACAATGTCATAAAGAACATAAGAGTTGTGTGCTAAATACTCAGCAAATTTAACTTGTTCTTCTCTTTCTTTTTGGTTTTTGCTCATCATCTGCAATAGTAGCTGCTTGAATTTCTTGTTGCGCTTCTGCTCTTACAATTAACGAATAAAGACTCTCGACAAAACAATTAGAGCAAGTCGGCATTGGTCTGCCCATCTCTCTGAAGTAGATGTCTCTGACTTTTACTGAGTCCTCTGGTGATAACCTCATAAAACCACTATGCTTCCATTTAGTGAAGTGTGGTTGAATCTCACTGATAATGTAGTTTATTTCTTCTTGTGTCATGATTTATATGTTGAGTTGTAGTAGTCTTCGCCTTCAGTTGTAAATGTTATTGTGTCACCGTGTTCATCAGTTACACCCTGCTGATACGCTTTAATTATTTGTTGTTTTTCTACTTGCAAAAATTTATGACAAGTTTTAACAAATTCTCTACCGCCATTGGTATGTACATTTAACAAATTAGGATGTAATTCATTTAGTACATTCATCAATTGTTGTATTGCCGTCATAAGTACTTATTTATAATCGTTGAACTTGCTGCTGATAAAAATGCCAATGGAATTCCCTCAATGGAATGAAACCAAAATAGGGTAATCCAAAACGATAGACACAACTCACATGATAAAGGTTTCTTGAATCTGTAGCCAAACTCACGCACCCAAATTATGCTCATCGATGCTATCCCCAAAATTTGCAACAAGTCTTTCATTTATTTCTTTTTTAATCGTGTTTATTACTCTGAGTATTTCCTGCCTTGAAATGTCGGTTGCTCTGCTGATGCTTCTTGCCGATCGTGGTTTGATTTCAAGTTTGTTGTCGCCTTCACAGTACAATGTCCAAATCTTTTGCTCATACCATTCTTTACTACTTACAATGTCATCAATAGTGCTATATAGTGCCTCTTTGTACATTGAGTCGTTTTCTTCTATTATCTCAACTCCTTCGGTGTCATATAGTCCTATTGGTTTGACAAAATTCTTTGAGAAGTTAGTGTATTTGCCGTAGTATTGATTTAAACAGATGCGAATTACAAAGCCTTCCCAATATCCGCTCTTGTATTTTTCTTCTATCCATTCGTCCGTCTTTT